TAAAAGAAATGGAAAACATGTTAGAAGCTGATGAAGAAGCAGACGCTGAAGAAGCACCAGCTGAAGAACCAACAGGTGATGAGGAAGTAGATACTACAGTAGATGTTACTACAGACGAAGTTGATCCTAATGTAAAAGCAGTACAAGATGCTTTAACTCAAGCTCAAGCAGCTGCTCAACAATTAGGAGATCCTAAATTAACAGATCAAATTGGTAATACAATTACTTTCTTTACACGTTCTCATGTTGTTGAAAAACCTAAAGGTGCTGTAGCTGAGAATTTAAATGAAGAAGAAGGAACACCTTCTGATGGAATGCATCAAGTAATTTTATCTTATATTAGACCTGACTTTAGAGATACATACCCAAAAAGCTATGATAAATATTGGTTATTTCTTCGTGCTAATTCAAAACCAGTTTTTGGTTCTAATAACCCAAAAATATTTATGAAATTCTTAAAAGATTTAATTAAAAATAAAGTAGTTACTTTAGATGCATTAAACACTTTTGCAGAAAAATATAATGATGGTAGAGGAGGATTAGAAGGATTAGCTTATTATTTATATAAACAAGGTTCTCCTGAACTTTTGAAAAAAATAGATAATTTATCTACTCAATCTGAGAATTTAAATGAATCTATGTTCCCAATGTTAAAGAAAATTTTAAAATAAAAGTATATGAACACACAAGAATTATTTGAAAAAATGGAGTTATTATTTGAAGAGTTTAAAGCTGAACATGCTAAAACTACTAAAGCTGCTCACGGTCGTGCTAGAAAAGCGTTAGGTGAAATTAAGAAATTAGTTTCTGAATATCGCAAAGCCTCTATCGACGAAGATAAAAAATAATAATTATGCTTAACGAACGCGAACTTACCAAAGCTGAATTAGAAAAACGTGAAGAGGTTTTAAAAAACCTTAAAAAACAAAAAAATGCCCTAGTAAAACGCTATGGTAAGGACGCGGAAGCAGTTATGTATGGAAGGGCTACCAACATAGCTAAAAAACAAGCCGAAACAATGAACAAAGAAAAACTAAAAGAACTCGTTAAATCTTCATTAATGAAAGAAGAAGATTCATCTAATTTACTTGATACTTTAGAATCATTACTAAAAACCCATGATTGGTGGTATATGATGTCAGATGACAATAGAGCATACAGCAATGGTTCAGCACAACAAAGTCAAATTAGAAAAATTATGAAAGACCTTGAAGCAGCAGGACAAGGAGATGAAGCTAAAGCTTTATATAACCAATATGCTCCTAATGGTCCTGACAATAGTACTTTAAAAATTAAAGAAACTAAAAAAGAATTCCCTGATTTAACTGGTGATGGTAAAGTAACTAAAGCTGATATTTTAAAAGGTAGAGGTGTTGATTTAGATGAAGATATTGATTTAGGTCATGAAGATAACGAGCCACATATGATTAAAGCCGAACTATACCATATTGGTAAATACGCTATGGAATTATATGCTATTCTAGAAGAATTAGAAGAAACAGGTGGTGAATATGATTTTCCTGCTTGGTGGCAAGCTAAAATCACTACAGCTAAAGAAAATTTAGATGGTGCTAAGCATTATTTAGAGTTTGAAATGAACGAACCTAAAATTGATGCTATGGTAGATGCATTAACAGGTGAAGAACCTCATGAAGGTGAGCCTATGCCTCCAATGATGAATGAAGATGAAATTGGTCAAGATGAAATGTTAGCTGCTAGATTATATAAAATTAAAAACTTTGTACAGCCTGCATTTTACCAAAAAGTTAGAAGCCTAATTAATTCAGGCGATTTAGAAACAGCTGAATTCTTCATTAATAGAATGGAACCAGCAGCCGCTAAAAATGATTTAGAAATGGCTAAAATGAAAGGTGATTTAGAAGATATGGATGCTGTGTCTGCTCAACGTAAAAAAGAAAGACAAATGGCTAATATTTTTGCTGAAGAAGTTAAAGATAAAATAGCTAAAAAATTAAAAGAAGGTTTACCAAAAGGATTTTGGGATAAAAAAATGAAAGCCAAAGATGAAACTAACGAATCATACGAAACTTTAAAGAAAAAAATCCAAGGCCAAGGTAAATCAGCTAAAGCAGCAGGTGCTATTGCTGGAGCAGTAGCGGCTTATAAAGCAAAAGGTGGTGGAAAAGGTCCAACTGCTAAACAGAAAAAATAATGACCAAAAACGAATTCAAAGATAAAATTAAAGCTCTAGTTAAACAGGTGTATTCAAAAGATACGCCTGTTAATTTAGATGCTCCATCTGAAGTTGATTTAGATATAGCAGAAACATTTCCTGTTTTAGGAAAGTTTCCTGATTTGAAAAAAATTATCGTTGATTTATTTACTGAACAGTACGAATTATTTATTGAAGATATACAGTGGGTTGCACCTAGACCTACGACATTTAGAATAGTATTGGCTAATGGGGAAACATTTTTCTTACATTATACACCAAGAAGTTGGGTTGCTACAATTGAAGGTAAAAAATATTATCTTGCCTCTTTAGGTGAAGAAGAGCAAGCAGTTCAAACATTAGCAAGAATTTTATCCTATGGCCAAAAAACAGAAACCAGCGGCACCGAAGAAGCAGGAGCAGAAACCGGCACCGAAGAAGCAGGGCAAGAAGAAGTAGCACCTGAAGAACCAGCAGCTGAAGAACCAGCAGCATAACATTATTATGGACGCACTAGATTTATTTTTTAAAAAATACAGTTATAAATTTCCAAAAGGATATCCTGATATGAATGATAAACAGGATGTTTTATTATTGGAATCTATATTAAAAGAATTAGGTATCAATTTAAATGAGGGAAATCCTTCATCTAATACTAAAAAAGCAATTGATTTATTAGTTCAAAAATACCCAGATAAATTTGAAAAACAATCAAATATATATCGTATAGCTAATAAAGCTAAAATATCACCTGAAGAGTTTGTTAATATTATTAAAAAAGAATTCAACAATGCTGAGGTTAAAGTATCCCCTCCAGGTACCCCTCCAAATGTTAAACCTTTTGGAAGTAAAAAATTTACATTATATGAATTTGATACTGAAGATGGTTTAGTTAGAATATTATTATCTGGTGGTAGAGGTTCTAATTTAGGATTAGAATTTGAGGATAGAATATACAATGGATTAAAAGATTCTTCTGGTGACGATATAAGTGAAGTTGAAGATCCTATTATTGTTAAAATTTTAAAAACGTTAAATATAGATCCTAAAAATTTAGAACCAAATAACGTTACTTTAACAGGGGGTGAAGATACTAAACGTCCAGTTAGTTTTGAAGGTCCAAAAGATAGAGGAAAAACAATTTCCGATATTACTGTAGTTTATCAAAATAAACCTTATTATTTATCTATTAAAAATGTAGCAGGTAGTGGAATATATAATGGTGGAGTAATACCTGGTATTGTTTATAATAAAGATAAAACAGCAATAGAATTTAATCAATCAGCTTTTGAGTCTGATGAATTTAAAAGTAACTTTTTAAAATCATTTGGAGTTGATCCTAAAAAAATAGTTGATGGAATAAATAATTATTTAAATCAAACTGGAGAACCTACATCATATGAACCAGCAAAAGGTGATTTAAATGATATTAAAAAATTAATAGGATCAGGTTTAGATTATGGTTATTATTATATTAGACAATTAGGAAAAGATGATGTTAAAATATATAACATAACATCAGCAGAAGATACCTATAAATTAATAGGAGAACCAACATCTATAGAAATAAAATATCCTGGAGTTAATACAAAATCAACAACTGTAAAAGTCCAATTAAAAGATTCAGCTTTAGGTTTAAACAGAATTGAAATCCAAATCAGAAATGCTTCTGGAGGTGAAGACAGACCAGTAATTAAAATGACTGTATTTTAATATTTATAATTATGAATTTAAAACAATTAGTTAAAGAGGCCTTAGCAAACAGAGAATGTTGCACAGCAACAAAACCAACTAAAGCGCCTATATTAAACGAAAGTTTAGCTCCGCGTAATATATTGTCTGAAGGTCTTAAATATCATATAGACAATAATAAACCACTTACTGAGCATGTATATCGTGCTGGTTCTACTAAATATTTTAATTTGTGGGCCGAAGCAAGAGACTTATATTTACGTGAAATATTAGATTTTTCAGGTGATGATTTAGATATTATAACTGAAACCGATTTAGGTCATTTTGGTATCTATGAAGGTCAAAAAGTTCCATTAGATTTTATAATGGAAGAAATGGAAGAAGAATTAGATGAAGCTGCTAAAGCTAAAAAGAAAAATCCTCCATTAAATAAACCTCATCGTGGTGGTTCTAAAAAATTCTACGTTTACGTAAGAAAACCAGGTGGTGGTATTAAAAAAGTATCATTTGGTCAAGCAGGTATGTCTGCTAAAATTAATAATCCTAAGGCACGTCAAGCATTCTCTAAAAGACATGATTGCCCTAATAAAAAAGATAAAACAAAACCATCATATTGGTCTTGTAGGCTTCCAAGATATGCGCGTCTCTTAGGACTAAAAAGTTCTTTTAGCGGTTTTTGGTAAATCCAATATTTTTGCGATATTTATTATCGTATGAAAACAACAATTTATTATTTACATAAAGGTGATAAAGTTCCTTTTTATGTAGGTAAAACAAAAAATAATCCTAAAAAAAGAGAAAAGGATCACCAAACAAAATTATGTGATTCTTCTATTATTTTAGAAATAATAGATTCTGTAGATGATTGGAGATATTGGGAAAAACACTACATTACTTTATTTAAAACCTTAGGATACAAACTAACCAATCAAAATTCAGGTGGTGGTGGACCTGAAATTGTTAAAGAATCTACTAAACAAAAAATTAGTCAAGCAAATAAAGGAACAATTCATCCAATAGAAGGTAGATTATCTACTAGTAAAAAATTAAAAGGTAGAAAACTTCCTTCTGAACAAGTTGAAAAAATAAGACAGGCAAAATTAGGAAAACCTAACTCCAAAAAAGGTAAACCGGATGGTCCAAAACCTAAAGTATCTGAAGCTCATAAAGGCAGAGTAAGTCCTAATAAAGGAAAAAGTAAACAAGTTGCTTTATATAAAACATCAGGTGAATATGTAAAAACATATTCTAATTATACCCAATTAGCCTTAGATCTTAATATTAACCCAGAAACGGTAAGATGCCAATTAGTTGGAAAGGCTAATACTATATGTAATAAACAATATAAAGCACAATATGTATAATTGTCAATAATGATAAAATTAGCTGAATTATTAAACGAATCACCTCAAGGTGAATATCCTCCATACATGTACTCTCCTGTAGGATTTAGTTGTGCTGTATGTAAGTATCATTATATTGAAGATGGAAAACATATGTGCTCAAATTCAAATTATAAAGAATATATGGGTACAGATGAGTTAGTAGATAATGAAGGTAATCCTATTAAAGATCCTACAAAATGGTGTTCAAACTGGTTTATGCCTAAAGGTAAATGAGACCTTATACAGACATAGAAGTTACTGATGAATATATTATTCGTGAATTTGACGAAAATATAGATCCTATTGAACTTATGTGGCATCGTGACGATGAAGATAGATCTGTAGAAGTATTAGAATCAGGTAGTGGTTGGAAATTTCAATTTGATAATGAATTACCTTGGGAGTTTGAACCAAACATGTTAATATGTATATTAAGACATGAATGGCATCGTGTTATAAAAGGAACTGGAAAATTAAAATTAAAAATATATAGAGATAATGAGTAATTTTGACTTAAAAGCATATTTAGCTTCCCAAAAACTATTTGAAGCAGAAGAACCAACTTCTGATGAAGCAGAATTAGACCAATTAGATAATGAAGTAGCTGCTGCTTTTTCAAGTGGTTTAGCCTCTTTACAAGGACAAACAGCAGAAATTAAAGAACAAGTTTCTGAAGCTGATATGGAATTAAATGAGGCTGTTGCTTCTCTTATAATTTCCATTTTACTATCAGCTCCTAAATTATTAGAAATTATTGGTGGGATTGTTAAAAAAGTAGCTACAAAATTTGCTAAAGAAAAAGGTAATGTAACAGCTGGAGATGCTTTAGTACATGCTGGTCATCATTTAGAAGAAAAATACTTAGGTATTTTGAAAAAAATTATCAAAGTAACAGGCATAGCTAAAAAAGCTAATATTAAAACAGAACAAGAATTAGAAACAGCCGCTAAAGTATTACTTTATAGTATTTTAGGTGCCGCTGCTGTATCCGCAGGTTTAGCTTCAGCAGAAGCAATTGGGGGTGCTTTAGCAGGAAAAGGAGTAGGAGCAGCAGTGTATGGTGTTGCTAAAGGAAGTTTAGCAGGATTAAAAGGAACAGAAATTATACAAGGAGTTAAAGCTTTAACTTCTAAAATCTAATTATAGACTGATTCATAGCCAGTCGCTCGAAAGAGATAAAAATATGGTAGCTGTGGCACCCCTAAAAAGGTGCCACCTTTAATTTGGAATTTAAAATAAAATATATTATATTAACGTGTTAAGCATATGAGTAAAAAAATTGTAATTGTAGGAGCAGGTGTAGCAGGTGTCAATGCTGCAACTAAATTAGTTGACAATGGTTTTCCTGGTGAAAACATTACCATTATTGATATGGGGAATGACCCATATAGAAGAAAACCAAGTGAAGTAATGACTGGATTTTTAGGTGCTGGTGGATGGTCTGATGGTAAATTAACTTATCATACTGCTATTGGAGGTCAACTTTCAAAATATGTTGGTGAAAAGAAAGCAATGAATTTAATGGATGAAGTAATTAATAATTTTAAACGTTTTCACCCTAAACCAGAGGAAGTACAATGTTCCAATCCAGTTGAAGAGCCTGATTTTATTAAACCATATTTTGGGTTACGATTATTTCCGGTGTGGCATGTTGGTACAGATTATCTTCATGAAATTGGAAAAAATTGGTACGATTATTTAGTATCTAAAGGTGTTAATTTTATTTGGAATGAACGAGTATTTAAAGTTGATTTTGAAATGCACTCAGTTTATGTAACTGTTAGGGGTAAAGAAGGTCAATATACTATTGATTATGACCAATTGATTTTCGCAGTAGGTAAATCAGGTATTGACTTTGTACAAGAAATTCAAGATGAATATCAATTAGAAACAGAACCAAAATCAGTTCAAATTGGAGTTAGATTTGAAGCACCACAAAAACACTTCCAGGATTTAATTGATATTAGTTACGATTTTAAATTATATCGTAAATTTGAAGATAAAGGTGTTTCATTACGTTCATTTTGTACAAACAATAATGCAGCTTATGTTGCTGTAGAAGAAACATATGGAGATCACAGTTACAATGGTCATGCTAAAAAAGATGAGCGTTATAGAAATGATATGACTAACTTTGGTATCTTGATGGAAATCAATGGTATTGAAAAACCATTTGAATGGTCAAGAGAAGTTGTTTCTAAATTACAAATTGGAGGTACTGGTTTGTATTATTCACCGACACGTAATCCATCTAGAACGTCTGAAGGTGAAAGAGTAGTAACATCTCAAATATTTGATTTACAAATAGTAAAAAATATTATGGGAGAATATTTTCAATATATTGAAGATTTTATTGAGGATATGAAAAAAGTATTCCCAACATTACAAGATGATTGGGGTATTTATATTCCTGAGGTAAAATATTTGTCACCTGAACCATTAGTTTATTATAATGATTTAGCTTTAATTGAATATCCTAAGGTCCATTTTGTAGGTGATGCTTTATCTGCTCGTGGTATTACAGTTTCAGGAGCTCAAGGTATTTTATCTGTAGAAAATTTAATTAAATACAAAGAAGATGAATGGGATAATGTTCATGGTGATATGACTCATTTTAAATAATTTGGAAATTTAAATAAAATTTATTATATTTCGAGTATGAGTACAAAATATGAACCAAGTAAAAAACTAACTAAAGCAGATGGTACAGTAGCTTATGTTTGGGAAAACAAATTACATAATTGGGAAGGTCCAGCATTGATTACTGCAGATGGTAAAAAAGAATATCATATTCATGGTATCAAATATACACATGATGGTTGGAAAGAAGCAAGACGTAATCGTGAAGGATTACCATGGTTTAAAAATCCATCAATGACTAATACAAGATCAGCAGGTTAATATGAAGATAGGTTTATGTGGAACAATGAGTGTAGGTAAAACTACATTGGTAAATGCATTGAGAGCATTACCTGAATTTAAAGATTATAATTTTGCTACTGAACGTTCAAAATATCTACGTGATTTAGGTATTCCATTAAATACTGATTCAACATTAAAAGGTCAATTTGTATTTTTAGCTGAACGTTGTGCTGAATTAATGAATGAAAATATTATTACAGATAGAACTGTAATTGATGTTATGGCATTTACTAAAGCAGCTAAATCAATTGATTATTATGATGCTGAAGCATTTTGTGATGCTGCATATAAATTATTACCTGAATACGATTACATATTTTATGTATCACCTGAAGGTGTTGAAATGGAAGATAATGGTGTTCGTGAAACTGATTTAAAATATAGAGAAACTATTGATAATGTAATTCAAATATTGTTATATAGAAGTAGCCACAAAATTAAATCATTAACAACATTATCAGGTACAACTGAAGAACGTATTGAAAAAATGCGTGAAATAATTTTTGGATAATATTTATAATCATGAAAAAATCTGATTTAACTAAAGAAATCAAAGATCAAATATATGAACTTTTATCTGGAGAGATGGAAGAAGGAACTTATGTAGGTGCTGGTGCAGCTGGTGCTTTACAAAAAGACCCTAAATTTGCGGCTGCTAAAGATAAAGCTGCTGCTATCAATACTTTAAAAGCTGGTGGTAGTGTTACTTTAGAAGAAGATGAAGATAAAGAACCTACTAAAGCTGAACTTGAAAAAGAAAAAGTAAAAGGTGCACCTTCTAAATTTAAAGTATCAAACGATCAATTTAATGATTTTAAAGATAGACTAAAAACTTTAGTTAAGAAAATTAAAGATATGGAAAAAGGAGCAGAACGTGATAAAAAAATGGCTGCTTTAAAACAATTTATCAAGAAACCTGAATTAGTTAAAGCGTTTAAAGAAAGAGACGTTAAAATTGATACTGGTGGATTAGTAGGATAATTATGAACAAGTCAAGTCTTTGGGCAGTTATTGTAGTTTTATTAACTATAATCATCTGGATGTCCAGATGTAATAATACTGGTACTATTGTATCACATATAGACACAGTTTCTGATACTTCTTATGTTCATGATACTATCAAAATAAAAGGTAAAACTAAAATTAAACCTGTTCCTGTTCCTTTTTATGTACATGATACCTTAATTGATTCAACAGGAAAAATAACTGTTGTAAATCGTAAAAAATATTTAACAAACGATACATTTGAATATAAAACTGACTCTTTTACAGCAGTTTTTTATACAAAAATATACTCTGAATGTCCTTTAGATTCTATTAAAAGTGATTTATTAGCAACTGTAAGACATAAAATCATAGAAACAACTATAACTAAAGAAGTTGTTAGAAAGAATGCTTTCTTTGCTGGTCCTTCTGTAGGTATAGGAAAAACAAGTTATCTTTCTTTAGATGGTTTATATGAAAGAAATGGAAAAACCATCTATAAATTAGGAGTTGGCATCAATACTAAACTTGAACCTATGATTAAGGCAGGAGTGTATTGGCAGATCTCCAAATAATATGAGTGAAAACGTAAATCTAAAAGAAGTAATTAGGCAGGAATACTTGAAGTGTCTTCAAGATCCTGCCCATTTTATGAAAAAATACTGCCACATTCAGCATCCGCAACGTGGTAGAGTAATATTTAATTTGTATCCTTTCCAAGATAAAGTATTAAATCTTTGGAAGGATCATCCTTATTCTATTGTATTAAAATCCAGACAGTTAGGTATATCAACATTAGCCGCAGGTTATTCTTTATGGTTAATGTTATTTCATAAAGATAAGAATGTACTTTGTATTGCAACCAAACAAGAAACCGCTCGTAACATGGTTACTAAGGTTAAGTTTATGTTCGATAATTTACCTTCATGGTTAAAAATACATGCTGAGGAAAATAATAAATTATCATTACGATTAAGTAATGGTTCACAAATTAAAGCCACTTCAGCAAGTAGTGATGCTGGTCGATCAGAAGCAGTATCTCTATTGTTAGTCGATGAGGCCGCTTTTATTGAGCAAATAGGTGAGATTTGGGCTTCAGCTCAACAAACATTAGCAACGGGTGGTGGTGCGATAGTACTTTCAACACCTTATGGAACTGGAAACTGGTTTCATAAAACATGGGTATCAGCAGAAAATGCTGAAAACGACTTTTTACCTATTAAATTACCTTGGTATGTACATCCTGAACGTGATGAAAACTGGAGAAAACGTCAAGATGAATTATTAGGTGACCCAAGATTAGCAGCACAAGAATGTGATTGCGATTTTAATACTTCTGGTGATGTAGTTTTTTATAATGAATGGACTGATTTTATTAAAGAAACAACAATCCAGGAACCAGTAGAAAGAAGAGGAGCTGACCATAATTTATGGATATGGGAACCTGCAGACTATACAAGAGATTATATGGTAGTAGCAGACGTAGCTAGAGGTGATGGTAAAGATTTCTCAACTTTTCACGTAATGGATATCGCAACCAACACACAGGTTGCCGAGTACAAAGGGCAAATGTCACCTAAAGAGTTTGGATACTTTTTAGTTGCAATTGCTACTGAATATAATCAAGCACTTTTAGTAATAGAAAATGCTTCTATTGGTTGGGCTGCTATTGATTCTGTAATGGAAAGAGGATATAGAAACCTCTATTATTCACCTAAGAGTGATAATTTAACAGTTGATTCGTATTTTAATAAGTACGAAAATAGTGATAATGTTACTCCTGGATTTACAATGTCTTTAAAAACAAGACCTTTAGTGGTAAATAAATTTAGAGAATATGTTGGAGATAAATCAGTAACAATTCGCTCAAAAAGATTGTTAGAAGAAATGAAAGTATTTGTTTGGAAAAATGGTAGACCAGAAGCACAAGTTGGTTATAATGACGACTTAGTTATGCCTTTTGGTGTTGCTATGTACTTAAGAGATACATCATTAAAATTTCAACAACAAGCACATGATTTAACCCGAGCAACTTTAAATCATTTTTCTAAAGGTACATCAGGTTTTACAGGTGCGTACAATGCTAATAATGTTCCTAATCCTTATTCTATTGAAACAAACAATGGGATGGAGGACATTAAGTGGCTTTTATAATATTTATAATATATTCTTATGGCAGATACTAGTTTATTTACACGTTTACAACGATTATTCTCCACTGATGTAATTATCAGAAATCAAGGTGGAGGAGAATTAAAGGTTTTAGACGTAGATAGCATACAACGATCAGGTGATATAGCTACAAACTCATTAATGGATAGATATAATAGAATCTATTCACCAGCGGCTTCATCATTATATGGTTCTCAAGTTAATATTAACTATCAATATTTAAGAACGTTTATATACTCGGATTATGATATTATGGACAATGATGCTATAGTTGCATCTGCTCTTGATATTATATCAGAAGAAGCTACCTTAAGAAATGAAATGGGTGAGGTACTTCAAATTAGATCTAATGACGAGGATATTCAACAAGTACTTTATAACTTATTTTATGACGTATTAAATATTGAATTTAATTTATGGTCTTGGATTCGCCAAATGTGTAAATATGGTGACTTTTTCCTTAAATTAGAAATTGCTGAAAAATATGGTGTTTATAATGTAATCCCATTTACCGCTTATCATATTGAAAGACAAGAAAATTATGATAAAGAACACCCAAATGCTGTAAGATTTAAATATTCTCCAGAAGGTATATATGGTGGTAGCTCAGGATATTATCCAACACCAAATGTAAATACTCAAAAAGATTCAAATTTTGTTTATTTTGATAATTACGAAATGGCTCACTTCCGATTAATGACGGATGTTAACTATTTACCTTATGGTAGAAGTTATATTGAACCTGCTCGTAGAATTTATAAACAATATGCATTGATGGAAGATGCTATGTTAATTCATAGAATATCTCGCTCACCTGATAGACGTATTTTTTATATTAATGTTGGTTCTATTCCTCCAAATGAAGTAGAAAATTTCATGCAAAAAACTATTACAACCATGAAACGTACTCCATTACAGGATAAACAAACAGGTGAATATAATTTAAAATATAATATGCAAAACCTATTGGAAGACTTTTACATTCCAATTAGAGGTAATGACCAAACAACTAAAATAGAAACAGCACCAGGTTTAAATTATACTGGTATTGATGATGTTACTTATTTAAGAGATAAATTATTTGCTGCTTTAAAAGTACCTAAAGCATTCATGGGTTATGATGAAAACTTACAAGGTAAAGCTACATTAGCAGCAGAAGATATTAGATTTGCTCGTACAATTGATCGTATTCAACGTATTATTTTATCTGAATTATATAAAATTGCTTTAGTACATTTATATACTCAAGGTTATACAGCAGATAATTTAGCTAACTTTGAATTATCATTAACTACTCCTTCTATTATCTATGATCAGGAACGTATTGCCTTAATGAAGGAAAAAATGGATTTAGCAGCCCAAATGATGGAAACTAAATTAATTCCTTCTGATTGGATTTATGAAAATATATTCCACTTCAGTCAAGATCAATATGAAGAATATAGAGATTTAATTGCTCAAGACCAAAAACGTACTTTTAGATTTAAACAAATTGAAGAAGAAGGTAATGACCCATTAGAAACAGGTAAATCTTACGGTACACCTCATGATTTAGCTTCATTATATGGTAGAGGCAGATACCAAAACAATTCAGTACCTGATGGATATGATGAAAAAGTACCTTTAGGTCGTCCAGAAGAAAAAGTATCTAATATTAATACTCAAAATAATGCTTTTGGTAAAGATAGATTAGGTAGAGATGCTATGAAAAATGATGATCAAGAAGGATATGGTAGACCTAAAAAAGATGTTTCACCATTAGCTATGGAACTTAAAGCTAGAAATAAAACATTATTAGAATCTTTAGATAAACAAATAGTGTTCAATAAAACTAATAGTGAAAGTTCATTATTAGATGAGTCTAACCTTAAAGAGTAAGAATCTTTATATATTTATAACAAAACTATAAGAATGAATATTAAACATTCTAAATACAAGAATACGGGACTTTTATTTGAACTTTTAGTAAGACAAATTACCGCTGATACTTTATCTGGTAAGGATTCTAAAGCAACAGGTATATTAAAAAAATATTTTGTTAAAACTGAATTAGGTCGTGAATATAAATTGTATGAGGCCTTATCCAAATACAAACATATTACTGAAGGTAAAGCTGAAACCGTAATCAATACTTTAATTGAATCCTCTAAAGATTTAAATAGAGGAGCTTTAAAAAGACAAAAATATAATCTAATTAACGAAATTCAGAAGTATTATAATTTAGATGAGTTTTTTAAAACAAAATTACCTAACTATAAAGCTTATGCTTCATTATACACGTTATTAGAAGTATATAACAGCGAAGTTTTATCTAACCCCGACCAAATTATATCTAACAAGATGACTTTGTTAGAACATTTATCTTCAAAACCCGTTGAAAAACAAAAAGTTGAAGATAGTATAATGGAAGAATTTAAATCGTACGATAAAGACCTTAGAATTTTAACATATAAAGTTATGTTAGAAAAATTTAATGGTAAATATGCTGATTTAAATAATAATCAAAAATTAGTTCTAAAAGAATTCATTAATTCAGTTGATTCAACTCCTAAATTAAGAGAATTTTATAATACTAAAGTAGAAGAAATTAAAGTAAGTTTAACAGAATTAACTTCTAAAGTTACAAATAAAGCAACAAAAATTAAGTTACAAGAAATAAAAAATATCATTAATCCATTAGATAAAACATCTAGAATTGGGAATGATGATTTGGTTAATTTATTACAATATTACGAATTATTAGACGAATTAACTAAAATACATGGGTAATTTCAAATATAGATTAAAAGAAGCAGATAAACCAAAAGTTGGAGATGTAGAAATTTCTAATGGGACTAAATATACTGTTAAATCTATAGATCCTGAAACTGGAGCCATTGAATGGACTATTGAAAAAGTTGCTGATTTTACTAAAATCTATAAGGATTTAGAAAGTGCTAAAGAAGATTTAGATGCTTTAAAGGTAATGGATCAAGTTAAAAGTGATACTAAAATTAAAGAAATAGCTGCTTTAGTAACCAAAGCTTTTAATGAATACCGTACCAATCTAAGAAAAAACTATCCAGATGCTTTTGCTACTGTTAAAAGAGTATCAGAAGAAAGTACAGTAGGTGGTGGCGCAGGTCAAGCAGGATTTACTTCAGGTACTGAAGGTGAAAACTATGCTACCAAATATGCCTTCAGAAAAAAAGTAAAAGAAGACAAAGGCATTACTCCAGGTCCAGGTCCTAAAGCAGGTCCTGAAGGAGTAACTAAAAACAAATATGTTACTGATTACAAATACAAATTAGTTGACAGAAAAGCATTAAATAAAGCGGCTAAAGGAATTGAAGTAAAACAATTATGGGAAGCTGATTTTAATGTTGATCAATATTTAAAAGATTTAAACATAACTAATCCTTCATTATTAGATTGGGTTAGAAAAAGAATTGAAGCTTTTGATACATTAGAAAGACAATTAAATTTAATAGTTCCTTTACTTCAACAAGCTAAAAAAGACACTATCAAACAATATAGTCAAAAACCTAGTTTTGGAGTTATTTATGGTACAGATTTAGCACAAGAATATTTACAAGACATTATAGACTTATTTAAACAACCAGAATAAAATGGAAAAAACATTACAACAACAATACATCCTTATTAAAGAAGGAAAAGGAAATAAAGATGACTTTTTAAAAAGCGCTCGTCGTGTATTTCCTGAATTCATATCCCCTTTAACTGATTATAATACAGCTGTTACTATTTTAAAAAACAAAAGTATTCTATCAGAAGAGACATTACCTACAGAAAAGAAAAACTGGTTTAAAATATTTGAAGCTAATGTAAAAGCTGATAATAAAGAAATGGAAAAAGAATTAGTTGATCTTGAAACTAAAGATTTTAATTATAAAGATAAAAAGAATATTGATACTTTTTATGGTCAATCATTTTTAGTAGGATATGAAGCTGAATTAGGTGATCCTAAAAATAAAGATAAATCTGTTGATGAATTAAAACAGATAGTACTAAAAAATATGGCTAAAGATGTTAACTACTATACTAAAAATGCTACTTTTGGAGTTAAAGGAATTGGCTATACTCAACAAGATCAACCTAAAGATCCTAAAGGTAAATACAAATCAAGTGGCTACGGTGATTTAGATAAGAAAAAATAATGAAACAAGTATTAATTGAAACTATTCCATTTCAAGTATCTCCGATACAATTATCTGAAGGTTTAAAAGCACCTTCTGGTAATCCTCTGGTTGAAGGTATTTTAGCTACTGCTGAAGTAAAAAATGGTAATGGTCGTTATTATCCAAAAGAGTTATGGGAAAGAGAAATTGACAAATACCAACAAATTGTAAATGAAAATAGAGCAACAGGTGAACTAGATCATCCTGAATCTTCTATTATTTCTCTAAAAAATGTATCTCACATTATTAGAGAAATTTGGTGGGATGGAGATAAAGTAATGGGTAAAATTGAAGTTTTACCTACTGTATCTGGTAACATCTTAAAAGCACTTATTGACAATAATGTTAAAGTAGGTGTATCATCTCGTGGTATGGGTTCGCTTAAACAAATAGGCGAAACACTAGAAGTACAAGACGATTTCGAATTATTATGCTGGGACTTTGTTTCTACTCCATCTAATCCAGGTTCATATATGAATTTAGTTAGAGAAGGTTTAGAAAAGTCAACAATAGACTATTCCAAAGTAAACTCTATTATTACAGAGATACTTTGCGCGCAAGGTTCTTGCCCAATATTTTAACCACTCCTTGGATAGTCTCCTTGGACCGACCCTCCCCAAAAAGGAGGGTTTCTTATTTTCGTGATTTTGAAGAATCCCCATATATGTATATTCGAATATGCGATCTCTATATCGCATTAAGATTTTAAATATCTATTACGCTTCGAGCAATCTATAATAAGCGTACTTCCAACAAAAAATTATTTGAGGACAAAAAACAAACAAATGGCAAACAGAGACTTATTAAAAGAAGCCATTGCCGATGCTAAAGCTGTTAAGGAAACAGCCATCGCCAATGCAAAGGCTGCTTTAGAAGAAGCTTTCACTCCATTCCTAAAAGAAAAGTTAGCTGCAAAGCTTTCTGAAATGGATGATATGGATGAAGCTGAAACTGAATCAGTTGAAGAAGGATCTGAATTTACAGCCGATGAAAAAGCACCACAAGATTTTGGACCAATTAAAAATGTAGATGATTATACTGATGATCATTCTAAAATTGCTAAAAAAGGAACAGATGATGGTGGAGAAAAAGAAATCGACGAGGTAGATTTAGATGAACTTCTAAAAGAATTAGAAGGATTAGAAGAAGACGGATTCGGTAAATTCTCTTCTGACGGAACCGAAGGATTTAGCGCTGAAAAAGAAGGTGAAACACCAATGAAAGCTTTAGATGAAGCTGAAGGTGAAGAAGAAGGTGAAGAAGGTGCTGAAGAAGAAGGTGAAGAAGAAGAAATTGACATCGAAAATATGTCTGAAGAAGATCTTAAATCATTCATTGAAAGTGTAATTGCTGATATGGTTACTTCTGGTGAACTAGAAGCTGGCCACGAAGGCATGGAAGGTGAAGAAGGCGAAGAAGGTGAAGAAGGTGAAGAAGTAGAAATGGAACTTTCTGAAGAAGAAGACAACATGGACGAATCTAAAGAAATGGAAATGGAAGCTATGAAGAAAGAACTTGAAGAAGCTTATGCTGCTTTAGAAATAGTTAAATCTGAATTAAACGAAGTTAATCTTTTAAATGCTAAATTACTTTACACTAACAAAATCTTCAAAGCTAAAAACTTGACTGAAAGTCAAAAAGTAAAAGTGTTAGAAGCTTTCGATAAAGCAGCTAGCGTTAAAGAAGCTAAATTAGTTTATGAAACATTAAATGGTAATTTTGCAGCAACTGCTAAAAAACCTATGAATGAATCATTAATTAAAGGTGGTGCTTCTAAACCTGCTGGTGTAGCTGAAAAGAAACCAATTATGGAAGCTGATGCACAGGTTTTAAGAATGCAAAAACTTGCAGGAATTATTAAATAAAAAATAAACAAAAACAAAAACAAAACAATGTCACAAGTACAACAACTTTTAGAAAGCGCTGCAGGATCTTGGAAGAGCCTACAAAGCGACGCAGCTAGATTAGCCGGAAAATGGGCTAAAACTGGCTTATTAGAAGGTTTAGGCGAGATTGATAAAAACAACATGTCAATCTTGTTAGAAAACCAAGCAAAACAGTTAGTAACAGAGGTTAACCAAATTTCAACTAACTCTTACTTCACTAACGGTACCCAAGGTGAAAACTGGGCTGGTATCGCTTTACCATTAGTTCGTAAAGTATTCGGAACTATCGTAGCTAAAGAATTCGTTTCAGTTCAACCAATGAACATGCCTTCAGGTCTAGTGTTCTTCTTAGACTTCCAATATGGTAGCACAAAGAACCCATTCACTACTGGTCAATCTTTATATGGTGATAGAAACGCTTCTGGTCAGTTCCCATTCTCTACAACTGGTACTAACGGTGGTTTATACAACCCAGCTAACAAATACACTTACTCAACTAACCAATTCTCAGCTTCAACCGCGTTATCATCTTCAGCTACTCAAGCTGGTCCTTCTGCTTACGCTTCTGGTACTGGTTCTTTAGTTTCTGCTTCTTGGGCTGAAGTTAACTTTGATTCTGCTTTCTCAGCTTCATTTGCTGCTGGTCAGATCTACAAATTAACTATCCCAACTGCATCTACTGCTTTAGCTAACTTTGATGCTGATGCTGTAAGAGGTTTCATCCCTGTATCTGGTACTATCTTTACTAGTGCAAGTTTATTACCTCAATTCACTACTTACAACTACACTGGTAACTCAATTAGCTTCTTCTTCACAGGTGCTGCTAACTTCGTAGGTATCGGTGCTAACACTGTTGTAACTACTTTCTACAACAAATTAACTACTGACCAATACAGAGGTGATTTCGAAGATTCAGGTTCTTACTCTATTCCTAACTCATTAGGTGGTAGCTCAACTATCGTAATTCCTGAAATCAACGTTAGAATGCAATCTCAAGCCATCACTGCTAAAACTAAAAAGTTAAAAGCTGTATGGACTCCTGAGTTCGCTCAAGATTTAGCTGCTTACCAAAACATCGATGCTGAAGCTGAATTAACTAACATTATGAGTGAGTATATTTCAATGGAAATTGATCTTGAAATCTTAGATATGTTAATTGAAGATGCTGCTGCTGGTACTGAATATTGGTCAGCTATTAACAACACTGTAATTACAGCTGGTTCTACAACTCCTTCAACTTTATCTTCTGGTTACTACAATACTCAAGGACAATGGTTCCAAACTTTAGGAACTAAAATCCAAAAGTTAAGTAACAGAATTCACCAATTAACTTTAAGAGGTGGTGCTAACTTCTTAGTAACTTCTCCTACAGTTGCAACTATCCTTGAGTCAATCCCTGGATTTGCTTCAACTAACAACGGTGATGCTCATCAAGAAGAGTACGCTTTCGGTGTACAAAAAGTTGGTAGCGTAAACGGTCGTTACAAGGTTTACAAAAACCCATACATGACTGAAAACTTAATCTTATTAGGATACAAAGGTTCTCAATTCCTTGAGACTGGTGCTGTATTTGCTCCTTATATCCCAATGATTATGACTCCATTGGTGTACGATCCTGATACCTTCACTCCACGTAAAGGTTTATTAACTCGTTACGCTAAGAAGATGTTACGTCCTGAATTCTACGCTAAGATCTATGTTAACGGTTTAACTACCCTATAATATAGTCTAGAAAGGATATAATTAAGTAAAGAAGAGCCTAGAGATTTCTAGGCTCTCTTTATTTCTAGGTACTTACTATATATTTATAGTAAATACAGTTATATAAAAACAATTTTATGAAAGAAACACCAAGTCAGTTACCAATTCAAAGTTATGTAATGAATTTTCCCTTTACCTTATCAACTTCTGACCCAAATAATATTTGGATGCAAGAGTTAACTGATGAGGAATTAATGGTTAACAAACCTAAAGCCTATAAACAATTTATGGATTTATATCAGTTTATGGCTGGTGGATCTTTAGTTTATTTATTACCTGCTGAAGGTAATTTTCAAGACCAGGTTTATGTAGCTAATTTAGGTATTCAATTACCTCATATTAAAAACGAAAATCATATTATTTTATCTAATTTTAGTTCTGATCCTAGAAAAGGTGAGGAATTGGTTGGTGAAAAATTCTTTCAACAAATGGGTTATAAAACAGCTATTTCTCCATACAAATGGGAAGGAGAGGCTGATTTGAAATATCTTTACGGTAACAAATATATTGGTGGTTACGGTATTCGTTCTAATATCAAAACTTATGAGTGGATGGAAGAACAATATAACATGGATATTATTAAAGTTGCTATGGTTGATGAGTATCTTTACCATTTAGATTGCTCTATATTCGCTTTAAACACAGAACAAACATTGGTTTGCACAGAGTTATTTGACCCTGAAGAACTTAAGTTAATAGAAAAAGAAACTGAAATTATTGATATTGATGTTGAAGATGCTTTAGGTGGATTAACTAATTCTGTTAGATATGGTAACATGGTTTTATGTGCCTCTAATATTTCTGAATTGAAAAAATCACACGAATATTATGAGGGTGAAAAACATAAACTAGAAACATTAGAAAGAATTTGTTCTGATGCAGGTATGGAACCTGTTATTTTTAATCTATCAGAATACATGAAATCAGGTGCTATGTTGTCTTGTATGGTAATGCATTTAAATAGAGTTGATCACAGTAAAACATTACTATAATGGCACAAACATTAAAAGAATGGTTAAGTACTGAAGTTAAACAACTTCAAAAAATGCCTGTAGGCGAGTTATCTAATACTTTTTTCTTTAGAGACCCAATTAGACCTAATTTTATAGACCATGAGCATTTTTATTCACCTGCTGATGGTACTATTTTATATCAAAAGTTTATCAAAGATCCTACTGAACCAGTAGTTGAAATCAAAGGGATAAACTATACATTACAAGATGTCGTAGGCGATGATGAATACAATACCCCTTCATTAGTCATTGGTATATTCATGTCGTTCTACGATGTTCATATAAATCGCATACCTTATGGAGGTATACTTAAATATAAACCACTAGACGCGATACAGTCAACTAATAAACCAATGTTGGCTGTAGAAAAAGATATCCTAAATAAAGTTATTAATCCTAATAATATGGAGTATCTTAAATATAATGAGCGTATGTGGAATCAAGTTTACGTTCCTTCATTAGATTACAAATATTATCTAATTCAGATTGCTGATGAGGACGTAAATGTAATTGCTCCTTTTACAAACCACCAAAATGATATTTTCGCTCAAAATGAGAGATTTTCTTTAATACGTTGGGGAAGTCAAGTCGATCTAGTACTTCCTTTGGATGATAGATTCGATTTTGAACTTTGCCTTGACGATGCTATGCATATCAATGCTGGCTTAGACAAACTAGTAAAAATCAACTTTAAATAAAAAAACATGGCATCAAACCATTTCGAGGATGAGGTATTTAAAAATAAAAGAATACCAAAAAACCCAATCAAATTCGGAATTACTCTGAATGAAGAACAAAAAAGAGCTAAAGAAGACATTTTAAATAATGACATCGTAGCGCTAAAAGGCAAAGCAGGATCTGGTAAAACAGCAACAGCTCTACAAGTGGCTTTAGATCAATTATTTAAAAGAGAAATTGAAAAAATTATAATTGCTCGTCCATATGTAACTGCCGGTGAAGACATCGGACATTTACCTGGAGGAGTAGATGATAAATTAGCTTATTTAACTGCTCCTATCTATAATATAATGCATGAATTAGTAGGTAAGGAAAAATCAGAAAAATTAGTTAATGAGGGTCAAGTTTTAGTAGCACCATTCGGTTTTTTACGTGGTAATACATTCTCAAATTGTTATGTTTTGATTGATGAGGCACAAAACGCATCAATGAAACAAACAGAATTGATGATTGGTCGTTTAGGTAGAAATTCTAAAATGATATTTTGTGGTGATATGTCTCAATGTGATTTAAAAAATAAAAAAGACTCGGGTTTTGATTTCTTTTTAAAATTAGAAATTGAAGTACCAAGAGTTAAAGTAATTGCTTTAGAGAAAAACCATAGACATGAAATAGTAGAACCTGTATTAAAAGTATTTGCTGCGTATAGAGATTAACATTTTTTAGCAACTTTAATATTTATAATAAAATTTTATGGCTGCAGGAAAATACAATATAGTAATCGAACAAGGTGCTACTTATCAAGTAGAAATTCAATACAAGGACTCAAACAATCTACCAATTGATCTTTCAGGATATAATGGAAGAATGCAAATTAGACCTTCTATTGGTTCAACAACCTCATACTTGTATTTATCTTCTTCATTACAACCAGATGGAACAGGTTTAAATTTTTCAGGATCAAATGGAATTACTCCTCCTAAATCAGGATCAATTGGAATTTATATTTCAGCTGCTACTTCATCTTTGCTAACATTTGCAAATGGTGTTTATGATTTAGAGATCCAATCAGGTTCTGTAGTGACAAGATTATTACAAGGTAATGTACAATTATCTAAAGAAGTAACTACAACTCCTTAATATGCCTAATGTTATAGTTGTAAATACCCCTGGACCACAAGGTCAAGTAGGACCACAATTACCTATATACACTAAACTTAGTGATTATTCAGGTAGTTATTCTTACTGTGGGTATGCTTTAACAGGCTCATTAACAACATCTAATGTATGGACTATAACTAGAATAACAGTTTATAATGATGGATCAGTAACAACAGGTGTAGCAAATTCATCTAGTTGGAATGACAGGTATACAAATAATTACATATAAAATGACACTAACATCAACTAACCCAACAGTAATAGACGGAATAGAATACCCGTATTTTTTAGTTAATTTAGCTATGTCTCCTTATGAAGCTCCAAAAGGTGCTTCTGTTGCTTTAAGATTAACACCTTATAGAAATTTAGAAAATGGAGAAATAGAACAACAACCTGATTATGCTAAAGCAGTTTCATTATTAGATATTTTTGAGACAGCTCAAGGAGATCCTGCTTTTGAAACCATGATTCAAAATCTAATTGTTGCTTTACAAACATTAGTTAACGATAAAGGATTGTAATGGCTTTAAGAGTTGCAGTATCTAATGGTAACTGGAGTAATCCATCTACTTGGAATGCAGGACTTATTCCTACAGCAGGGGATATTGCAGCTTCTAATGGTTATACTGTAACTATTGATGTTAATATTAATGTAGACTCTATTACTAACACTGCTGCCTCTCCAGTAAAAATAACCCCTAATATGACAGGGTATACTACACCAAGTGGTATTGTTGAAGCAAGCAGTTATAACTCAGGAAGACCAGCATGGCAAGCTTTTGATGGTAATAATGGTACTATCGGACAATTAACTTCTCTTAATGGTTGGATTTCTTATCAATTTACAGGACTTAAAATAATTAATGCCTATTCTTGGGTTACAGGAGCATCTGAAAATCCTCAAAACTGGACGTTTGAAGGTTGGGATGGTGCTAGTTGGATTGTTTTACATACAGTAACAGGAGGACCCGCAAATTCATATACAAGTCCTTTAATTGGTAATAATACAGCATATATTAAATATAGAATAAATGTTACCCAAACAAATACAGGACAAACATTATGGTATGATATAAATTTATTTGAAAAAGGTAGTGATTTAGCAGCAGTAGCGGGAGGAACATTTAACCTTAACTCAGGAGTAACTGTTACTTGTACTGGAGCAAGTGGAATATCAGCAGGTAATGTTACATGTATGACTTATTCAGGACAAGGTGTCTCAACAATTAATGCTAATATTATAGGAGCAACAACAACAAATGTCACTACCTTAATCCATTCAGGAACAGGAGTATTAACTATTAATGGTAATATTAACGGAGCCTCAGCAACTGCTAATACTACTGTTAGTATATCAACAAATGGAGTTTTAAATATAAATGGAAATATTATTAGTTTATCAGGAAATCCTACAAACGTAAATGCTTTAAGTATTAATAACCCAAATGCTATTGTAAATATTGTAGGTGATGTTAGTGGATCTGGTACTCAAAAACAAGTAATTACTTTAACTACAGGAACTTTAAACATCACCGGTAATATATTTGTATATAATACAATAGCAAATAGTATTAACGCTATAAATACATCAGCAGGAACTTTAAATATTACAGGAACCTTAAGTATGAGTAATATACAAGGTGGGGCTGATTTAGTATCTTATTGTTTAAGTAATGGTTCCTCATGTACAGCAACTATAACAGGTAATATTATAGGAGATATAAATGTTTCTTCTACAAGACAATCTTTTTGTGTTACAAATAATGGATATATAAATCATATTGGTTTTATTTCTGCAGGGAGATTATATCCAAGTTATATTTCATCACCATCTACAGCAATTAATATTTTAACAGGTCCTTTTATTTCGTATAACACAGGAATTCTACCTCTTTATATAACAAGAATGAATTATAGAAGAACATCAGGTTCATATTATGAGTTTAGAGATAATTCAACTAATGGAGCTTTACCTCCAGCAGCCCCTGCTCCAGCAACTAGCTTAGTAGCACCAAGTACAGTAGTAGATGCTCCTTCCCCAAGTAATGTAAGATATGGTATAGTTTATGCATCAGGTTCTCTTACAGGAACTATGAGAGTACCTTCAGCATCAAATGTTAGATTAGGTATTGGAGTAGATAATACTATTGGAACAGCAGCATTATCAGTAAGTGATATATGGGGTGTTTTACTCCCAAATTTAACAGGTTCTAATACTATAGGAGCGAGACTTAAAAATGTATCTACTGTGGATAGCACAGGAGCCCAATTAACAAGCTTTAAATCAGTATAATGGCGGTAAGATATGCAATTAATAGTGGAAGTTGGTCAAGTTCTTCAATATGGAATGGAGGGACTTTACCTACATCATCTGATGATGTTTATGCAAATGGATTCACAGTTGCTATAGATCAAAATGTTACTGTTACTAGTCTTAGAAACAGTGCTCAATCTCCTGCGGTTGTTGGGGGAGGATTTACTCTTAATAATGGAACTACTACAACCGCAACAAATGGTTTTTATAATGGATCTAATGTTCAATTAATAACTTTTTCTTTAAGTTCAAGCCAATCATCATCAATAATTGGAAATTTATATGGTGGACTTGTTGGAGGAACTAGTGCTACAGTAGGTGGTGTTATTGCTTTTAATGGTAGTGGTACTTTAAATATTATAGGAAATTTATATTCTGGAGGTCAAGTAAGCTGTGAAGCTTTAAAAATAAATAATAATGGAACTATAAATATAACAGGTAATATTGATGATAACAATTCACCAGTTTTAAGAGTTATTATACAAATTAATTCAACATGTACTTTAAATATAACAGGAAATATAGTGAATAATACAGGAGCAGGTGGTACTACTATTAATAATGTTTTAATAAATAGTTCCGCAAATTTTATTATGTATATTACAGGAAATGTCTTATCTTCTATAAGTACATGTATAAATTCTTTAGGTTCTTCTTATATGAATATTATTGGTACAATACAAAGTTCTCGTAATACAATAACAAATGGAAGTAATATAGCAATTATTTCTTCTAATAGCAGTGCAATAAATATATTTTCAGGACCGTTTATTTGTTCTTCTTATGGAACATTTCCTTATGCTTGTGTAAGAATGAATCTTATTCCTTCTGTTTCAAATTATATTGAATTTAGAGACGAAACAACAAATGGAGCTTTACCACCTGGTGCAATAGCACCGCCAACAAGAATGATATCACCTTCTGCTGTAGCAGATGCACCAGCGGCATCAAATGTTAGATTTGGAGTAACTTATGCGAATGGTTCTCAAACAGGATCTTGTATAATCCCAAATACAGCATCTGTAGCTTATGGAGTAGCTGTAGATAATACAACAGGATCGGCTTTATTATCACCATCTGATGTATGGAATACTTTAACCTCAACATTAACAGTTTCCGGTAGTATAGGTGAAAGATTAAAGAACGTAGCAACCGTACAAACTACAGCAGCACAGATTGCTGCTTTTTAATATTTATTATTAATGGCAACAAATGAGGTAACACCTAGTAATGCAACTAATTATTTAGTTATAACAGATAGCGAACAAAACCAGGTTATAATTAACCAGTCTAACACTAATGTTATACAAGTTTCTGTACCTCAAAATGCTAATAACATAACTCAACAACCTAATATTACTGTTATTAATGATCCTTCATTAAAACAAGTTAATATAACAGATCAAAGTGTAAAAGTTATTCAATTAACAGCTTTAGGTCCACAAGGTCAAGTTGGTGAAAGTCAACCATTTTTTAGAAGTGGTAGTTCTAATACGTGGTTAACAACAGCATCTTTACAAATATCAGGATCTGTAGAAGTTTCAGGTTCAACAAACCTTTCAGGAAGTGTTAGTTTTTTTAGTTTAGTAAGTCCTTATGATAAAACAACATCTTTAATTGATGTACAAGCAAACCCAAGATTAAAATTTAATGTTAATTTTTGGGGAGCACCTGGTTTTAGTGCTGGTGGTGTTGATGCTAATTTTGGTAATGGAAACACTATAACTTTTTCAACTAATAATGTTGAAAGAATGAGAATACAACCTACTCCTGGTTATGTAGGAATAGGAACTAATAATCCATCAGCTTCTTTACATATTAAAGGAACAATATCAAATCCATTATCTGCTTCATTATTAGTACAAAATACTTCATTATCATCTTCTTTAGCTATATTAGAAAATAGAAATGTAGGAATAGGAACAGTATCACCATCTGCTTCTTTACATATAATAGGAGCAACAACTTCTTCATTATCTTCATCTTTATTAATTCAAAATTCAAATACATCAGCTTCTTTTCAAGTTTGGGATAATGGTACTGTTACTGTATATAATTCATCTGGTCTTAAAGCTGCGGATTTTTTAAATAATGTTTTGTATTTATATAAATCTGATGGTACTAATCCTGTACAATTATACCAAAGTCCAAGTGATGTAGGAGGATATTTAATAATAGGAGGTCAATCACCAGGGCTTCAATCACGTAGAATTTATACTGGAATTATCAATTATGATTTTTCTTTTGCAAACCGATGGGAATTTCCTATTGTAAATAATATGGGAGAAACTTGGAGTGGAAATACAACTCCTAGAGCTCGATTTCAGTTTGAAAAAACAGCTGGAGCAAATGTGGTTGGAGCTGGAACTTCAAAATTTATTAGAACTACAGAAACATGGGCTGTAGCTAATGCTCCTACAAATTATGCTCATTTAGAATTAGCGCCAACTATTAATCAAACTGGTACAAGCACAGGTTCTGTAGTAGGTATTGATTATAACCCTACTTTTTCAGGTATAACAGGTCCTAACTATGCGGCTTTATTTAGAACAGGTTCAGTTGGTATAGGAACTTCAATCCCTTTATCTACTTTAGATGTTTCAGGTTCAGGTAGATTTACAAATAACTTAGTAGTAACTGGTTCTTTATTAATAAATGGTTCTCCAGTAGGTGTAAATACAGCTACACCTAGAGGACAAATGGAAGTAAATAATTCTCTTTATATTGGTTCTGGAGCTGGTTCTTATGCTGCTTTATTTAAAGATGCTAACCTAGCAGGTTATGCTTCAGGTTTAGTTTTTAATGAAATTGGTGCTCCTGTTGGTATAGCTACTCAAGGAGCTGGTAAATCTATGATAATTAGTAGTGCTGATTATTTAAGATTTAGATCTTTTGGTGGAGATGTAGCCCAATTTAATGGAGGTAATTTTAGTATAGGAACCATATCTGATTTATCAGCAAGATTAGGAATAAAAGGATCAGGAACAACTTCAGCTACAACTTCTTTATTAGTACAAAATGCTAATGCTTCAGCCTCATTAGTAGTACAAGATAATGGGTTTGTAAGTATTGGAACAGGATCTGCTGCTTATACATTAGATGTTTCTGGTTCAGGTCGTTTCACATCTACACTTCAATCTAATCAATTAAATAGCGCTATAGGTAGTGTTATTGGAGGACGTTTTTTTAGTGATACTTTAGTTGGTGCTGGCACAGTAACCTATGGTTCTTATAGTACAAATAACGTAGCTAATTTTGATATTTATGCTAATAATGCTAACATAGGTAATGGAGCTTTATTAAGATTAAGTTCTAGATTTGGAGGAGATGAAGGAGCTTATTTAGTTTCAGCCAGAACAGGTAGTGTAATTTTAGCAGTTAATGGTACCGCTACATTTAACCAAGGATTAGTCCTAAATGGATCTACAATGAATGTAGGTATAGGTAATTTAACACCTAGTTTTAAACTAGATGTTTCAGGTTCAGGTAGATTTGTAGGTAATTTAATAATCACAGGTTCAGTCACAGCTTCATCTGCTTTAGCTCAAGGAGTATATTTTAATAATATTTTAACAGCATCAGCAAATAATGATACATTAATAGGACTAGATATAACTCCAACGTTTACAGCTTCTTCTTTTACTGGTGTAACAAATTATGGGTTAAGAGTTAAAGGTGATGATGTTGCTACTTCAACAGCGTATTCTTTATATGCTTATGGAGGACAAGCATATTTTAAAGGAAATTTTTCTATTAATACTGGATATAATCTTGTTGTACAAAATAAATCAGGATTAGACTCATTAAGAGTTAGAGGAGATGGATTAACTGTACTTGAAAAATTAACAGTATCCGATGGTACAAATAAAGGATTTGTAGCAAGTTATAGTGGAGTTGGTGGTTATCAATTTACATTAGCAGTAACAGATACAGGAGTTTCTTTTTCAAATAGCGCAGCAGCAAGTCGCCCAGTATCTTTTTCAATGAATACAGGAGAAATATTACGTATTCATCAAAGTTATACTTCTATTGTAAATAATAATTTTTTAATAGGTACAACTACAAACTCATCATTTAAATTAGATGTTTCAGGTTCAGGTAGATTTACAAGTGATGTTACAATTACAGGTTCATTAACAGCAACATCAATCACTAGTTCATTATTAGGTACTGCATCTTATGCTTTAACAGCATCTTATGCTATGAACGGAGGTGGTGGCTCAACTTTCCCATACACAGGTTCAGCACAAATTACAGGTTCATTAGCAGTTACCGGTTCTCTTATTACAGAAGGACAAGTGATAGATCCTGCGTTTATTTGGTTTATGTCTTAATATTTATACGAAATGGGAAAACTTGGTTTAAACAGTGGTTATATAGGATCTGATCAAAGAGTAACACCATCTGGTTCTATTGGTTATGATAAGTATTTTTTAGAAAGAGCAAATGGGAGACTTAATCCTATTTTAAGTAATACATACTTATTAGATCTATACCCAGGAGCAGCAGTTGCGTTTTCATTAAGAAAATTATTAACAACATATACAGGAAATGCTATTAGAGTAAGAAGATCAAGTGATAATACTGAACAAGATATTGGTTTTGATTCATCAGGTAATTTAAATACATCACAATTACTATCTTTTTGTGGTAGTAATAATGGATTTATAACTATATGGTATGATCAAAGTGGTAATGGTATAAATGCTAGTCAAGCAAATGCATTGACTCAACCACAAATAGTAATTAGTGGAAATATAATAACACAAAATTCCAAACCCATATTACGATATAATAGTCAATTTCTCCAATTAAGTTCAACAATAACCCCCGCCTCTAGTTGGTCAATATTTGGAGTAGGTAAAAAAAATACGGCTGGTAGAACTTTAACTTATTTAGGAGGTACAACAGGATTGAATAGTAGTTTAGTTAGTTTTACAGATAATAACATATACATACTAGGCACCTCAGGATATATAAGTACATCAGATAGCGTTACAACTGATTTTAGAGTTAATTCTGGATTTGTTTTGGGGGGAACTCCAAGTAGTATTTATCGAAATAATATTTTATTAACTACAACGTTTACATCAAACTCCCCAGCTCAAAATTTCTTTTATATAGGACAATATGGATCTAATATTGATGATTCAAGTATTTCAGAAGTTATATTATATCAATCTAATCAATTTTCCAATAATTCAGGAATAAATACTAATATAAACATATACTATGGCATTTATTAACGGATATAAATATATTACAGAACAAGAAGCAATTGTTGCACAGAAGCAATGCGACAACTATTATGATATTCCAAAAACCCCTACAGATATAACACAACATTGGGTAGATTATAATTTTGCAGAATTAAACGAACCCCAATTTTGGTATATTAGTTATGATCAAAGTCTAGAAACAATTTTAGGACAACCGCAACAATTTGAAATAATACAATCATCACCACTCATATAAATGGCAAATATCTATAAAAACATAGGATTAAATCTATCAGCATCTGTATCATCCTCAATTTATACAGGCTCATATTCTTCTTCAGGTTCATTATTAATCTGTCCAACATCTTCAACTATTATTATTAAAAGCTGTCAAATTGCAAATTCAACCTTTACATCAGGTTCAGGATATACAATAAGTACAACTGCTAATTTAATTAAATCTGGTTCAACAGCAACCTACAACTTAATTACATTTGGTATAATTCCTGCTTATGCTTCTTTAAATATTTTAGCGGATAATATGGTACTTGAAGCCGGAGATAGTATACAAATATTCTTAACAGGATCAAACCCATTATCAGGAGCATTCACAGGTTCAATATCAGCAGTAGCAAGTTATATGCTAATCCAATAATTTAGCTCATTTCTCACATATTTATTAACATATGGCAATACAAGTTACAAACACATTAGAATACAATTACGGAACATACAATCAACCATATTTCCGTTTAACATTACATTATCCTGTAGCAGGAACTCAAGTACCAGTAGATTGTTTTATGTATCCTTCAAAAGATGCTTATATATCAGGTTCAGCATCACTTTCATGTTGGCCTTTTTATATTGAAACAGCTGATGCTCCTGCATCTGAGGTTGGAAGTACAGTAGTTGATAAGTATCTTTATTATGTTACTACACAAGTAGTATCTCAATTACAAACTTCATATCCAACAACTACTTTTGAAATTACAGGAATCCCAACAGAATAAAAAATATAACGTTATGTCAAATACAACTCTAACAGCAGAAGAAATCCAACAATTAACTGAGATTCAAACTCAAGCTCAACAAATTGCTTTAGAATTAGGTAATTTAGAAATTACTAAAATTCAACTTGAAAAAAGAAAAGAAGAAGTTATTACTTTTTTGAATGAATTTAAAGCTAAAGAACAAGAATTAGGAAAAGTATTATCTGATAAGTATGGTAATGGTACAATTGATCTTGAAAAAGGTGAATTTATTCCTTCTACACAAGCTTAATTAAATCTTAACTTAAGAAATTAAAGGACTCCAATGTGGGTCCTTTCCTTATTTTAAATATTTATAATCAAATACTGCATTTATGGCTAACATCCCAATATACCCTGGTTCATCATCATTCTTTCCTGGAAATACACCTTTTGGATTTTATGATAATGACTATCAATTCCAAACAGACGCTGATAAAGTAACTAGATTTTGTGCTTTACGTTTAGGTTATCCTATTGAAAATGTAGAATTACAAGATTTAAACTTTTATGCCGCTTTTGAAGAAGCAACTACAGTGTATGGTAATGAAGTATATGCGTTTCAAGCAAGAGATAATTATTTATCTTTAGAAGGTGTAACCACAGGTTCAGCTTTAAATAATGCTTTAATTACTCCTAGTTTAGGTCCTATAGTTAGATTATCTCAACAATATGCTGAAGAAGCAGGTACTGGTGGAAATGTAACTTGGTTTAGTGGTTCCGTAGTATTAACGTCTAGTATACAAGACTATGATTTAAACACATGGGCCACTCAAAATAATATTACTGGCGGTATAGAAATTAAAAAAATATTCTATGAAGGTACTCCTGCAATTAATCAACTATATAGTCCTTGGGCTGGTTTAGGTCCTGGTACTACAGCTGCCGTTGGTTTAATGGGTTTAGCAGGTTACGGTCCTTCAACTAACTTTGTATTAATGCCTTTAAGTTATGATATGGCAAATATACAAGCTATTGAAATGAGTAACCAAGTTAGATATTCTAACTATACTTTCCAATTAATTAATAATAGATTAAGAATATTCCCTGTTCCAGGTGATGGTGATCAAGGAGTTCAATTATGGTTTAATTATATTAAAGTAGATGATAGATATAATTCTGCTATAACTAATGCCCCTTCTAAAATTACAAATATTAGTAATACTCCTTATAATAATCCAACATATTCTCAAATAAATGCTGTTGGTAGAAGTTGGATCTTTGAATATACTCTAGCATTATGTAAAGAAATGTTAGGTTATATTAGAGGTAAATACACAACAATCCCAATTCCAGGAGCAGAAGTTACTTTAAATCAAAGTGATTTATTAGCCTCTGCAACTACTGATAAAGAAGCTTTAATAACAAGATTAAGAGAATATTTTGACCAAACATCAAAACAATCTTTACTTGAAAGAAGAGCAGCTGAAACAACAGCTCGACAAACAGAATTAAATCAAGTTCCAATGACAATTTATATAGGATAATATGGCTTTATTTGGTGGTAGTCGCGATATAAGTTTATTTAGATTAATTAACCGTGAGTTAATGGGAAACATTATATCTCAAGAAGTAGTGTTTTATAAAAGTAATTTAACGGAAACTAAAACAAACATGTATGGTGAAACAACAGGAGGTAGAGTATATTTAAATCCTATTTTATTTAGTGCTTTAGTGGAAGTTGGTGATCAAACAGCACCTATACAAGATGACTTAGTAGGTTTTAATTGGCCTATTACAGTTAAATTTTTACGTGATGATTTAGTAGATGCTAATGTAGTACCGGAAATTGGAGATATTATAATGTGGCAAGATGCTTACTGGGAAATCGATAATGAGAATGTTGTTCAATTCTTTACAGGTAAAGATCCTGATTATCCTTATTATGATGATAATAACAACAACCCATTAAATCCAGGATTAGAAGATTTTGGTTACAATTTATCTGTTATTTGTACTGCTCATTATGTTCCTGCTGATAGATTAAACATTATTAAACAAAGATTATAATGGCTAGAGAAAGAAAACCAATTCCAAAAAACCAAAAAGAGATAGCAAACTCTCTAGTAACTCCTTCCGATAAGGAACAAGGTAATCCTAATTATTCTCAACAGAATCCTAAAGGTAGAGCTTTACAACAGTCTTGGAGAGGAGATACAGTTAAACCTTATACTGTTGGTATTCAAGACATAGATGAGGCTGTTTTCTATTATTTAGAAAATGTTATTAAACCTACTGTATATCAAAATGGTGAATCAATTCCTGTTCCTGTATTATATGGTTCTCCTGAAAAATGGAAATCATATCAAAAAGATGGATATTTAAGAGATTTAAAAGGTAGTTTAATGGCTCCTTTAATTATATTTAAAAGAAACAATATTGAAAAAAATAGAACATTAGCAAACAAAATGGATGCTAATAATCCTAATAATTATGGTATTTTTCAAAAATCATATGATCCAAGAAATGCGTATGATGCTTTTAATGTTTTAAATAATAGAAAACCAGAAAAACAATACTATGCTGTTGTTGCTCCGGATTATGTCACTGTAACTTATTCCTTTGTTGTGTTTACTTATTATGTAGAACAATTAAATAAAATAGTGGAGGCTATGAATTATGCCTCTGATGCTTATTGGGGTAATCCAGAACGTTATAAATTTCAAGCTAGAATTAATTCATTTGGTTTCCAAACAGAATTAAATGAAAATGCTGAAAGAGCTGTTAGAAGTACATTTGATGTTACTTTAAATGGATATATTATTCCTGATAATATACAAAAAGATAGTAATGCTATTAATAAATTTAATAACAAAACTAAAACTACTATTTTCTTAGAAACTACTGATAATATAGATTAATGCCTTTTTTAAGTCAACCTGGATTAATACCTGTTAAAATACAAAGTCAAGGTGGTTTAATTACTACTCAGGTCAATATATTAAATTTTTCAGGTTCAGGAGTTTCAGCTTCTGTAGATTCTTTTAATAATGTAAAAGTAACTATTAATGGTGGGGGTGGACCTAGTGTAAGTTCTTCTTATG